GTCCCCTTCCTTAAAAAATTTGAGTCAACTGTCAGATGCTGTACGCAAAACGGTATCAGAGGAGGATCAGCTACTGTCCACTTTCCTATCTGGCATCAAGAAATCCAAGACATCCTCGTCCTCAAAAACAACAAAGGAACAGAAGACAACAGAGTAAGAAAATTAGACTACTCTATTCAAATATCAAAGTTATTCTATGAACGTATTATCCAAAATAAAGAAATCTCGTTATTTTCCCCTCATAATGTTCCTAACCTTTATGAGAGTTTTGGGTCCCCTAATTTTGATAACTTATACTGCCAGTACGAGAATGATGAGTCCATCCCAAGAAAAACAGTTGGAGCACAGGAACTCATCCTTGATCTATTAAAGGAAAGAGCAGAAACTGGTAGAATCTATATCATGAATATAGATCATTGTAACACTCATTCATCATTTAAAGACAAGGTGTATATGAGTAATCTATGTCAAGAGATAACTCTACCAACATATCCAATTAATCATATTGATGATCATCTTGGAGAGATAGCATTATGCATTTTATCTGCAGTAAATGTAGGTAAAGTAAATTCAGATAAAGAATTAGAGGAGTTATGTGATTTATCTGTAAGAGGATTGGAGGAATTGATAGATCATCAAGAGTATCCTGTAAAGGCAGCAGAAATTGCTACAAAGGCAAGAAGATCTCTTGGTGTTGGTTTTATTGGTCTAGCACATTATTTGGCAAAATTGGGATTTAAATATGACTCACAAGAGGCATGGGATGCTGTTCATGGATTGTCAGAATCTTTTCAATATTTCCTACTAAAATCATCTAATCAAATTGCAAAAGAGAAAGGATGGTGTGAAAATTTTGGACGCACTAAATATTCTGACGGTATCCTTCCCATAGACACATATAAAAAAGATGTTGATGAGATTTGTTCTCAACCACTGGTGCATGATTGGGAGGGTCTAAGAGAATCTATTCTTAAACATGGGTTGAGGCATAGCACATTGTCTGCTCAGATGCCCTCAGAATCCTCCTCAGTGGTCAGCAATGCTACCAATGGCATAGAACCACCTAGAGGATATCTATCAATCAAAAAGTCTAAGAAAGGTCCTCTTAAACAAGTGGTTCCTTCTTATGGAAGTCTCAAAAACAATTATACATTGCTTTGGGATCAATGTAACAACACTGGGTATATTAATGTAGTTTCTGTGATGCAAAAGTTTTTTGATCAAGCAATTTCTGGAAATTGGTCCTATAATCCAGAGAACTACCCAGACAATGAAGTTCCTCTAAGTGCTATGATGAATGACCTTCTTACCACATACAAATATGGTTGGAAGACATCATACTATCAAAACACTCATGATATGAAAACTGATGAGATAGAAGAGGAGCAACCAGTTTTGGAAAATTTAATTAACGAATTAAGTTCTGTACAAGAAGAGGAGTGTGAATCCTGTGCCATCTAAAATCAAAGGAATGACTGTATTCAACACAGAAGATGTTGATACAAAAAAACAGTTTATGTTTTTTGGAAAACCATTGGGTGTTCAAAGATATGATAACTTCAAGTATCCTGTCTTTGATAAATTAACAACTCAACAATTAGGATACTTTTGGAGACCTGAAGAAGTTTCATTACAGAAAGATCGTGGAGACTATCAAACACTCAGACCAGAACAAAAACACATCTATACCAGCAACCTTAAATACCAAATCATGCTTGATAGTGTACAAGGGCGTGCTCCTGGTATGGCTTTTATACCTTACTGCTCTTTACCTGAGTTAGAGGCATGCATGGAGGTATGGGGTTTTATGGAGATGATTCATAGTAGATCTTATACATACATCATTAAAAATGTATATCCAGATGCATCTGAGGTATTTGATACTATAATTAAAGATCCAAAAATTCTAGAACGTGCTGCTAGTGTAACTAAATCATATGATGATTTTATTAATGAAGCACAGCAGTGGGGTCAGAGTAATCTATGGAGAGATTTGTCTAAGGCTTTAGACTCTGATCTACCTGTTTTAGAAATGAAGGAGGTGAAACGTAAACTCTATAGAGCAGTAGCAAATGTCAACATCCTTGAAGGTATACGCTTTTATGTTAGTTTCGCTTGCAGTTTTGCATTTGGTGAACTTAAACTTATGGAAGGGTCAGCCAAGATTATATCCCTCATTGCAAGAGATGAGAATCAACACCTTGTCATCACCCAATCAATCTTAAACAATTGGCGTAAAGGTGATGATCCTGACATGGTAGAAATTATGAAAGAGGAAGAGGAGTGGACATATAGGATGTTTGATAATTGTGTAAATGAAGAGAAAAAGTGGGCAGACTACTTGTTTAAAAATGGCAGCATGATAGGATTAAATGACAAATTGTTACATCAATATGTTGAATGGATTGCTAATAAGAGGATAAAAGCTATAGGATTAAAACCACAGTATGATATCGCTGCAAAAAATAATCCATTGCCATGGACAACACATTGGATTTCTTCTAAAGGTTTGCAAGTTGCACCTCAAGAAACTGAAGTGGAGTCATATGTGGTTGGTGGTATTAAACAAGATGTCAAAAAAGATGCATTTGCTGGATTTAAATTATGAATACTTCTGATCAGAAATGGAATGATGCACTCACTATTTTTACAGAGAGTGTTCATAAACCAGACCCTAAATTGAGGAATTGCGCACATAACCAAGAATGTTTTAATGAATTGATGTCAATTCGTGAACATGTAATAGAATATTTGCAAACCTTGCGTAAATACTAATGTAGCAAATGTTTCTACAATCATGAATGGTAGACTTAAAAAGATTGACATGACTGCAAGACTTGAAAGAATAAAAAAAGGTTTAGAAGAACACTCTTGGTATCCTGAGTGGGATGATAGACAAAGAGGTGCAGCACAACGCATTCTAAATAATGCGTTGGATGTTCTTGATGAGTATGCCTATTGACTATGAGAATCCTTGGATATACAATTCTAAAGTATTTGAGTCAAGTGACATTGACAATAATTTTGGGTTTGTCTATTGTATTACCAATACAATTAATGCTCGTCAGTACATTGGTAGGAAATACTTTTGGAAGTTTAGAACTCCCAAAGGTAAAAAAAGAAAAGTAAAATCTGAATCTGATTGGAAAAAATATTATGGGTCTTGTCCAGAACTTAAACAAGAGATTGAACAGATTGGTAGACAAAATTTTAGCAGAGTTATCTTATCTTTACATAAGACAGCTGGAAAAACAAACTACGAAGAAACAAAACAACTCTTTAGCAGAAATGTCCTCACAGAATCTCTTGGGGATGGAACACCAGCATTTTACAACAGCAACATCCTCTCAAGATATTTTAGAAAAAACTACTTTGAATAGCACAGACTCAATAGTTAAACATATAAGAGATTGGTCCATAGATAGATTGGAAAAAGTTGTTACAATAGGTCAAAAGGATGCCATATATAAGGAGTTTGAGGAGTGGATAGAATTGCAAGATGAAGAAGAGTGTGATATAATAAGTTTGGACTTTAATAATCAAAATTAAAATGAAAATTTTTCTGGACACTGCAGATACTTCACTTATAGAAAAGCATTTTAGTAGTGGACTGATTGATGGAGTAACAACAAACCCAACTCTCATCAGAAAAAGTGGAAGAGATCCTTTAGATGTATATAAAGAATTAAAAAATTTAGGAATTGAAGATATCAGCATGGAAGTTGTTGGTGATGCTGATGAAATGATTGCAGAGGGAAAAAGATTATTCAGAACATTTGGAAATTGCTGCACAGTCAAAGTCCCTTGCAGTCTAGATGGATTGAGAGCATGCAAAGAACTATCAGATCTTGATATTAAGGTTAATGTAACTCTTATATTTTCACCTGCACAAGCTATTCTTGCATCAAAAGCTGGTGCAACATATGTTTCTCCATTTGTAGGTAGAGTTGATGATAATTCTTTTGGTGGGTTATGTCTTGTTAAAGATATTGTTCTTTTGTACAAAGAACATTTGGTAAGAACTCAAGTTTTAGCAGCATCACTAAGAGGTGTAAGAGATGCTGCTAAAGCATTTCAGTATGGTGCTGACATAGTTACCATGCCACCAAAAGTTTTTGAGGGTATGTACAATCATATTTTAACAGACAAAGGATTAGAGTTATTTGAGGCAGATTGGAAAAGTGTCACAGGGGTCTTGACTTCTTGACTCTTGTGACTTATACTAGTAACGTACACTATCAGACAAATGACTCTGACTATAAAATTTAAGAAAGATATTCAAACATTGCGTGAAGCTGCTAATGGTAATTTTTTTCTTGATGTAAAAAATCCTAAATTGTTTAAAAAAGTAAAAAAATATTACGAAAGAAATAATTTAATTGAGTTTACTGGTGACAGCTTGGATGATTATGATATACTAATGGAAGTTATATCTGAAGATCTATCTGCTGTGGAGGCAAAATGACTGTTCTACTTGAAAGGTTTCCCTATCGTTATGTTGAAAATGGCACTCTAGAAAATGGAAACCCTGACTATCGTATTCAAAAGATGGATAATTATACCAGAAGATATAAGGACATGTATCTCTGTGATAATGCTATGCAGTTAACCACTGCTATGGAGGATTTTGAATATACTAAATGGCTTGATCCTGCTGGTGTTCCATGCTATATTAAAGGAGAGGTATTAGAGTAATCATGAACCCAGTAGAAGCTTGGAATCAAATTTCATGGGCAGATGCAATACCATTTTGCATCTGTCTTTTTGGTCTGTATTGGACTAAAAAATGGATTGACTTACGTTTTGCTAAGAAACAATCACAAATAGTTTATAAGGTAAAAATTGTAGGAGATTCACATATTAATGTGGATGACATGCATGGAGATGTTACAACTCATCCAAAAGTATACTAAATAAAAACAGATTTTTATATCACTATGGCAAAAGGAAAGGCAGGAGTATCTGCAAGTGGAGCAGCAATGTCAAAATATGATGTTGAAGTAGAAAAAAGATTAAAAGCATTAGAAGCAGAAGCACATCCTAAGTGTCATCATGATACAGAAGATGATGGTGATTTAGCAGAGAGAGTACGTATAATTGAAGCAGTTTTACGTAAATTACCTCATGCTAACTTTGATAAATTATCTGCTAGTGAAAAATCTGGTGGTTAATAAACTAATTTTATAAATTAAAATGTCTCATTATGAAAAGACTGCACTAGTATTGGGTGCAGGTGGCTTTATTGGAAGTCACATGGTTAAAAGATTAAGGTCTGAAGGATATTGGGTGCG